TCATCAGTTGTTTGCAACAGTTTATTTAGATACTGGTTCATCTTACGCTCAATCCAACGGATAGAGACTTGACCAGAAAGCGTAATCGCCTCCGCATTGGCCAGTTTATAGTACCTAAAATACTGATTACCGATAGCACCATAAGCAGAGTTGAGTGAGATCTTCTTAGCCATCTGGATATTGTTGCACCGTGCAATCTCTTTCTCCAGTGCCTTAGTAGGAGTTTTTTCATATTGCTGCTTTGCCTGAAGCATTCGCTTCTTAAAGATTACACGATCGCCATACATTTTCTCCATGAGTTCTGGCAGAAACCCACGTACATCTTTGCGGTACATTGCGCCATTGGCACACACCGCATTATCTTTATACAACTCAAAACTTATTTCTTCATTAAGTATTTTATCCACTGTTGCTGTGGGATGACGTTCTTCCAATAATGTTTCTGGGGAAATATTGTACTGCATAATGAGATGAGGGTATAGACTGTTAAGGTCAAAACTGACAACCCAATCATACTTTCCCGGAATCGGTTCCTTGACATATGCACCTGCATACTTTTCGTTTTTATCAGATCTAATCTTAGGCGGAATAACAATGTCCCGCTTCTTTAGATAGTTATAGATAATGGTATCCCACATACGAACTTGATAGAACACATCTGCATAATTAACTTTGGCGTCATATGCCATAGTCAATGCAAGTTCGATTAGTTTCATCTTGTCTTCCAGACGGTCAACAAGTTCTACGTCAACAATGTTATACTCAATAAACTTCTGCCATCCCTTAGTATAAAAGTCTTTAAAGGTATCGAACTCACTATGATCTAGTTTCTTTTGTCCTAGTTCTACCTCAGCAATATAATCCAATCGATAGGATTCTTGTGCCTTATATGTAAATTTCTTATACAAATCAAGATAATCAAGTTGAGTCAATCCACCTACATCAAAGGTGACATGTTCCCGACCCTGAATGAAAATCTTTCCTTCAGTCACAAGTCCCCAGTTAGAGAAACGTTTCATTAGTTTCTCACCTAGGACACGATTAAGTCTCTTACAGATATATGGAATATCAAACAGTTGGATATTCCAACCAGTTACAACATCAGGAACATCCTGCATCCAGTAATTAATAAAATCACCAAGTAACTGTTGCTCTGTTGGACAGTGGCGATAAGTGACATTCTTTTGCTTGTTTACAAAAGGTTTTACACCCCAAGTAATAATCTTCTTAGTGGTGTAGTCCTGAATAGTAATGGCAAGAATTTCTTCTGACGCTGATTCAACATCAGGGAATCCTTTCTCTGCTGTGGTCTCAATATCAAGAGTTACAAGTTTGATTTGACTGATATCAAACTTGATTTCATTTTCAGGATACTTTTCAGAAATGTATTGATAGATGTATCGATCATTTCCGTAGATAGGAAATCCTTCAACCTCATCATATTTCTTAAAGAACTCACGACAATCTCTCACCTGACCAGGTTTAACTGGTTCAACAGATTCTCCGTCAAGCGTTTTATATTTTGATTCTCTCTTTGACCTAACAAACAGTGTTGGATAAAATTCATCACGATGCTCATACCTTTTTCCATTGTCAACTCCTCTAACGAGGACTTGATTTCCAATCAACTGAACATTAGTGTAGAAACGCATTACTTGGTTAACTCTTCGTACTTTTCAACTAGGGTGGGCATAGGTTCTGTAAGAGTAATAATCTTATCAGAACTGATCATAAAAATGTCTTCACGAGACACAGAAATTAACCATGGTTGCAGTGTTCCATCTTCTTTAAGAACAAACGGATTAGTCAATTTACAGTCCGGTTGTCCAATGTCTGCTCCAATTTCATCAATCTGACTGATCAGAATTTGGTTGGTCGTCAGTAGAATTGCCTTGATTATCTTTTCCATAGTTTACGATGTCTTCGATGTACATTTCTTTAAGTTTTACTGTTGGATTGACCATGGTGATCACCCAGTCAGCAGGGACGGGAATATCCTCATCTGGAGTCAGGGGAATCCAGGGGAACATGGTTACTTCATATCCTGCTCGTTTCTCTTTAGAGTCCTCTTTGATAACATTAGGATTGACCATCTTAACGATGCATGGTCGATTCATGTAATAACCAATAACTCTTTTGTTTTCTTCGCCACCCACACACATTTCAGAAACATCAGTGATGATGTCTTCACCTGACTTGAGCAGCATCAATTTAATTGTCATAACGCAATCTAACCTCCATATATTTTAGCAATAAAAAGGAGGGGCGTCAACTGGATTTGGCCAGTTGCCCCTCCGTCTGCGACGACGATATTCAGTTTTATTTAGATATAATCTTTACGAGCATGATGTTCGGGGACAATCTTCTTAACAAGGATAGAGAGAAGTCCATTTTCAAAATTCACATCTGTCACCTCAGTTCCCTCCGCAAGAGTCCAGGATCTTTCAAAGTTCCTGAAAGCAAGTCCTTTGTGGAGGTATTGTCCCTCTTCAGTAGTTGCTTCCTTTTCCCCTTTTACTGTCAGTTTACCATATTCTGTAAATGCCTTAACTTCATCTTTGGTGAATCCAGCAAGAGCAATCTCAAGTCGTGTCTCTGTATTATTTAACTGAACGACATTATACGGAGGATAATTACTTTGTGTTTGGGTCTGAAAAACGTTGGTTAGATAGTCATCTACCCCGATAGAGTTGCGGACAATCTTATCCATCAACTGATCCAAATCGGCAGCATTAAACTTCATTAAGTTAGTCATTTGACTTCTCCTTTTAAAGCGAGAGTGTGTTGTGTGGTCCCCGAAGGCAACCTGGCGTCAAAGGGGGAGTTAACCCCCCTCTCCTCTGACATACTAATTATACAACATATATAAAAAACGGGGTGTGGAACCCCGTATCTTTTTATTACGGATATTACTTCTTGAAAACTAATAAAAGTTTTTAGACCTGAATACCAACAAGTTTTATGAGTATTTGAGAGTGAAAATTAATAAAAATTTTATCCTTTGAATACTAACTAAAAGATTTGAGTATTAGGGACTGAATACTAACAAGAGTATTTCCGTATGAATACTAACTAAAAGATTTGAGTATTAGGAACTGAATACTGACAAGAGTATTTCCGTATGAATACTAACTAAAAGATTTGAAGATGGTTGAGTATTAGCATCTGAAAACTGATAAAAGTTTTAGCCTATGAATACTAACGAAGACCATCCTCAACAATCATCTTTCTTAGTGCATACCAAATCTTCTGCGTCATCTTGTCAACTTTGGTACGTGCTTGCTTTAACTTATCAAGTTCTTCATATGACATTCCAACTTGAAAATCTGTAGTGTTAGCAGACTTCTTACCAGGATATGCATATTCAGAAACTGCACGTCGCATCCAGTGTTTATAGTTCGATGCTGCAACGCCTTGGTTCATATGGTATGGTTTGCAACCAAGATAATGTGCTTTAATATACTTCCAATAAGGAACTTTTTTAACATCAGGGCGAAGACGAAGACTACCATCTTCAGGGCGAATGATAGAGTGAACTAGAGTATAAATGCGATTAGGAACTAAAATCTTTACATTTCCTTTCTTGTCAAATCCAAGTCCAATTGCAGCAATCAGTTCTGGATCTCCAGAAAGATATTCAACAACTTTAAGCGAATACTTTTTGATCCATTTTGATACAGCATCATCATATGAAATTTTTTTGTCAAATCCATATCCAGATGTTTTACCAGGATTAATGTCAGCATTACATTCGTTAATATACTCAACAATGCTGCTGTTCTCTTCTTTAAAAGATTCTAATTTTTTTGGAAAAAATTCTTTTAGGGTATAAAATGCATTTTTATCATTCAGAAGAAATTTTGCGATTGCTTTGGTATCTACTTCATCGGTCTTAGCATCTGCTTCTACACCATCAAGTTTTCGTGCTTTTGGAGTAGATTTTTGCGGAAACAAAAGAATAGTGACACCCTTTTTATTTGCATTCCTTTTCAACTCTTCTAACTGCTCAAAGTTGAAAGGTTGAGCAAGAGTAAATCTGTGAGATTCTCTTAGGTGAGCACACTCAACAACTAAGGTATCTCCACTTTTAAGACCTGG